AAGGATGGCAAACGGTGGCTGGATCGTGATCTGGCGTTGGAGCTGTGGAACAAAAACACCAGGGCTACGCCCGGCAGCAAGGTGAGCCGGCCTGATCCTGTTGATCCACCACCACCTCGAGACCCTGCGGAGCTGAAGCGCAGCATCGAGCAACTGCCTGATGATGCGATCCCTGATCTGAATGAGAGCCGGGCCCGGAAGGAGCACTATCAGGCGGAGCTGGCCAAGCTGCAGGTATCCCAACAACGCGGCGAGCTGGTGCCGGCTGAGCAGGTGAAGAAGGAAGCGTTTCAGATGGGCCGCGTGGTGCGTGAAGCGCTGGCCAACTTGGCCGATCGCCTCAGCCATGAACTTGCAGGCGTCAGCGATCCGGCGATCATCCACCAGGTGCTCACGCAGGAGCATCGCGCTGCCCTGATGGAGCTGTGCGATGAATAGGGCCTGGTCTGTTGGGTTCCTCGAGGGCCTGCGCCCTGAGCAGCCGTTAACGGTCAGCGAGTGGGCCGATCGTTATCGCAAGCTCAGCAGCAAGGCCAGCGCAGAACCGGGCCCATGGCGCACCAGCAGGACGCCATACCTGCGCGAGCCGATGGATTGCCTGAGCTCAGAGAGCTTTGTCCAGCGGGTGGTGATGATGTTCGCTGCGCAGACCGGCAAAACAGAGGCCGGTAGCAACTGGCTCGGCTATGTGATCGACCATGCTCCTGGCCCGATGTTGTGCGTGCAGCCAACGATCGAGATGGCGAAGCGCCTGAGCAAACAGCGCCTCGAGAGCATGATCACCGACACGCCATGCCTGGCGGCAAAGATCGCGCCGGCCAGGAGCCGCGACTCTGGCAACACGATGTTCAGCAAAGAGTTCAGCGGCGGGATCATGCTGATGGCCGGCGCCAACTCAGCGACAGGCCTGCGCTCAGCGCCATGCCGTTACCTGTTCGCCGATGAGGTTGATGCCTTCCCTGATGACGTGGACGGTGAGGGCAGCCCGCTGGCATTGGCGGAGCGCAGGACCACCACGTTCGCCAGGCGCAAGATCCTGATCACCTCAACGCCAACGGTGAAGGACTTCAGCACGATCGAGGCTGAATACCTGCGCAGCGATCAACGGCGTTACTTCGTGCCCTGCCCCAGCTGCGGTGAAATGCAGTGGCTGAAGTGGGGCCAGCTGAAGTGGAAGGAGGCCAACCCCGAGACGGTGCTCTATGAATGCGAGCGTTGCAAAGAGCGCTGGCCTGAGCGGCACAAGCCGCAGCTGTTGGCTGATGGCCAATGGCGTGCAACGGCACCGGCCGGCAATGGCAAGACCGCTGGCTTCCATCTCAGCGGGCTCTATAGCCCCCTGGGCTGGTGCAGTTGGGAGCAGCTGGTGGATGACTTCCTACGTGCCAAGGGCGACGCCCCAGCGCTGAAGGCGTTCGTCAACACCAGGCTGGCCGAAACATGGGAAGAGGATTACAGCGCGAAGGTGAATGCTGATGGCCTGATGGCCAAGCGCCTTGCCTATGAGCCAGGCACCTGCCCTGATGGCGTGGTGCTGCTCACCGCTGGCGTTGATGTGCAGGACAATCGCCTCGCTGTGAGTGTGTGGGGCTGGGGCGAAGGCGAAACGGGCTGGCTGATCTGGCACCAGGAGCTGATGGGCGATCCGACCCAGACGGAAGTATGGGGACAGCTCGATCAGGTGCTGGCGTCTGAATGGTCAACCGCCAGCGGCAAAGCGCTGAAGGTGCGACAGATGGCGATCGACTCTGGTGGCCACTGCACCCACGAGGTCTACCGCTACGTGCGCGACAGAGTGGCCCAGGGCGTGGTGGCCATTAAGGGCAGCAGCAAGCGCAACAGCCCTGCAGTGGGCAAGGGCAGCAAGGTTGATGTGAACTGGCGCGGGAAGGTGATTAAGCGTGGCGTCACCCTCTACATGCTTGGCACTGACACGATCAAGACGACGCTGTTCGGCAGGCTGCGGCACAACGAAGCAGCAGGCACCTTGAACTTCGGCATGGCAGCCGACTCTGAGTATTTCCAACAGCTGACCAGCGAACGGCAGGCGCTTCGTTATCACCGCGGGTTCCCGATCCGCGAATGGGTGAAGAAAGCAGGCGACCGGAACGAAGCTTTGGACTGCGCCGTTTATGGCTACGCGGCGATGTTGGTGTTCAGCCGAAAGATGAATAAGGCCACGATGTGGGGCCAGCTGAAGGCTGAGATGGAAGGTGAGAAGAAGCCGAAGCTAGGATCGAGGCAGAAGTCGCAGCCTGCGGCGTCAAGTTTCGTGAGCAGCTGGTGAGGCCGTGACGATTCCTGCCGAGATCCGAGCTGGCGACACGGTGAAGTGGCGGGATGATGCTGGCCGCGACAATCTCGGCAACTCGATCGACAGCACCAGCTGGTCGCTCACCTACTACTTGCGCACCAACACCGCAAGCGAAGGCGCAACAGTCACAGGCGTGGCCTATGGCCTGGGCTGGGAGTTCACCATCTCAGCCGCCACCAGCGCTGGCTTCGATGCCGGCACCTGGTACTGGCAATCAATCGCAGAGCAGGGCAGCGAAAAGCTGACCCTTGGCGCTGGCCAGCTCGAGGTGCTGGCGGCCCTTGAATACAGCGGCACCCCTGGTGCGTTTGATGGCCGCACGCAGCTCGAGCAAGATCTCGACGCTGTGCAGGCTGCAATCCGCACCCTGATCAGCGGTGGCGCAGTCAAGCAGTACAGCATCGCTGGCCGAAGCCTGACGAAATACGAGCTCAAGGATCTGCTGGCCCTAGAAAGCCAGTTGAAAGCGCAGGTGAAGCGCGAGCAGGCTGCGCAGCTACAGGCCAACGGCCTGGGCAATCCCCACAATCTCTTTGTCCGCTTCTGATGGGCCTCCGAACGCAGCTGTTGAAAGCCTTTGGCTTCCGCCGACCGCGGCGCCGGATGTATGAAGGCGCTCGCGTCAGCAGGCTGACCAGCGACTGGATTGCCAATGGCACCAGCGCTGATGCCGAGATCAACGGCAGCCTGAAGCGCCTGCGCAACCGCAGCCGCCAGCTGGTACGCGATAACGACTACGCGCGGCAGGCAGTTCGGGCAGTCAAGAACAATGTGATCGGCACCGGCGTGCGCCTGCAGGTGCAGGTGCCGATGCAGCGCGGTGCTGGCCGGCTCGATCACACGGTGAACGATGCGATCGAAAAAGCCTGGCGGATGTGGGGCCGGAAGGAGACCTGCAACACCGCGGGCCGGCTGTGCTTCAGCGACATTGAGCGGCTGGCCGTTGCCGCGATGTGCGAATCGGGTGAGGTGTTCATCCGCATCGTGCGGCGACCCTTTGGCGGCGGCAGCATCCCCTTCGCGTTGGATGTGATCGAGGCCGATCTGCTCGATGACGAATACACCGGCGTGAGCACGGTGGCGGGCAATGAATGGCGCATGGGCATCGAGCTCGACCCCTGGGGCCGGCCGGTGCAGTATGCCTTCCTCACCAGCCACCCAGGCGACACGCCATTCGCCCGGCCTGTGGCGAATCGCCACCAGCTGATCCCAGCGAACGAGATCATTCACCTCTACCAGCAGGAGCGCCCCGGCCAGACCAGAGGCGTGCCCTGGTTCGCATCGGCAATCAAGCGGATGCACCATCTGAGCGGCTATGAGGAGGCCGAGGTGGTGCGGGCCCGCGCCAGCAGTGCGCTGATGGGCTTCATCACCAGCCCTGAGGGCGAGCTCCAAGGCGATGAGGTCTACGACGGTGATCGCGTCAGCAACTTCGAGCCTGGTGTGTTCAAGTATCTGGCCCCAGGCGAAAGCGTGTCAGTGCCGCAGCTCGATGCGCCTGATGGCCAGTTCGAGCCATTCATGCGGGCCATGCTCCGGGCGATGGCCAGCGGCCTGGGCTGCAGCTATGAGACCATCTCGCGCGACTTCAGCCAAACGAACTACAGCAGCAGCCGGCTGAGCCTGCTGGAGGATCGCGACAACTGGCGGGCGCTTCAGAACTACATGATCGAGAACTTCCACCAGCCGGTTTATGCGGCTTGGTTGGAGATGGCAGTGCTGAGCGGTGTGCTGCCGCTGCCGAACTATGAGTCGAATCCTGAGCGCTACCTGAATGTGCGGTGGATGCCGCGCGGCTGGAGCTGGGTGGATCCGGCGAAGGAGGTCGATGCCTATGCGGCCGCAGTGCGCAACGGCTTCAAGACCCTGGCGGATGTGGTGGCCGAAGGGGGTGGTGACCTTCAGGATCTGCTGCGTGCGCGGAAGGCTGAGCTGGAGCTGATGGAGGAGATGGAGCTCACCTTCGACACAACGACCGGGATCGCCGAGGCTGAGCCCCCTGAACAGGCTGCGCCTGCTGCACCTGTTGAACCTGAGCAACCCGACCCTGATGAGGAGGATGATGACGAAGACGAATCTGAGTCGCCCCTATCCGAATGAGCACGCGGCTCGGCTGCATGATCCAGGCCAATACGACAGCCTGCGGCGCGTGAACGATGACATGGGCCGCGGCATCGACGCGATCTATGGCATCAAAGACGAAACCACCGAACTGCAGGCCATCCGATTCGACGCTGCCCAGTTCAGTGCTGATGAGGCTCGCGCGTGGTTGGATGAGAATGGTTACGAGCCAATAGAGTTCGAGGAGGCAACCGGCAGAGCCATGGATGACATCTCGCGAGACCTAGAAGGTCAAATCCTTAAAAGGGCAGAGGTCACCGATTTCCAGGTGGCCGAAGATGATCGCACCATCGAGTTTCCCTTCAGCTCTGAGTATCCCGTCGCCCGGTATTTCGGTGAAGAGATCCTGAGCCACGAGCGTGGCGCTGCCGATCTCAGCCGCCTCAACAATGGCGCCCCACTGCTGTTCAACCATGACCCTGATCGCGTGATCGGTGTCGTTGAGCGTGGCTGGATTGATGACCAGAAGAAGCGCGGCTATGTGAGCGTGCGCTTCAGCCGTAACGCCTTCGCGCAGGAAGTGCTGGCTGATGTGAAAGATGGCGTGCTGCGAAACGTGAGCTTCGGTTACCAGATCCGGGAGATGGATCAGCGAAGCGATGGTGAGTTCGTAGCGACTTCGTGGGGAGTCCACGAAGTGAGCGTGGTTAGCATACCTGCAGACCCAACGGTCGGCGTCGGGCGTGCTCTCGACGCTCAACCCGCGGCCCCTGCCGCACCACAAACCCCTAACCCTCAACCTGTGGTTGAAATGGACAACACCCCTGACATCTCAGTGGTGCGGGCTGAAGCGGCTGCCGAGGCTG